TAAATACTATGGATTTTGGTTTTGGTAATATGTTTAATGGCATGTTTAAGCCTGTGGCTCGTGGTTATTGTAAGATGGGTATGAATGGTAAGGTTGCTATTCGTACTACTTCTGGTTATAAGACCTTTGATATTAATAAGATGAAACTTACTAATTGTGATAGTTTCGCATTTGATATGGAAGGCGCTTTTTGGGTTGTTCCTACTTTTAAAGTAGAGCGTGGTGATATTATCCTCGTTAATGGTAAGCCTCGTTGTGTTGTAACTGTCGCTGATGGTTATATTGAAACTTTTTCTTATGAGGATTCTACCATTGATAAGGTTATTCCCGAGCATCATGTCTTTATGGGTAAGACTTACTGTTACGGGAAGATCTTTAGCCCATTTATGAATATGGGCAAGGATGATGGCTCTGCTATGTCTAATATGATGAATATGATGATGATGAGCCAGATGTTTGGTGGTAATAATAATAATACTCCTGCAAATGGTTTTAATCCTATGATGTTTATGATGATGAACAATGGCGGTAATAATCCTTTTATGAATATGTTTGAAGGAGCATTTAATTTTGGTGAGCCCGATGAGGACACCAAGACTGTTGAGGAGGAGTAATCATGGGTAGTGGTTCTTGGACAACTTCAGCATATGCTGATTATACTAAATCCGTAAGAGGAATGGATTTGGATGATTATGTAAATACTTCCTTTACGGCACAGGAAATTTATAAGGCTCATAGATTGGCAAAGGCTCTTGACCCTAAAAATATTACCCGCGAGTGTCATGATAGTGCTGAACATCCTGAATCTTTTCCTGTTATTCTTGCTCTTGATGTAACGGGTAGTATGGGCGATGCTTCTGTACGAGTAGCACAGAAGTTAAATGAAATTATGACTGAACTCTATGCTGATGAAACTGTTAAAGATATAGAATTCTGTATTATGGGCATTGGTGATCTTTCTTATGATGAGGCCCCTATTCAGATGTCTCAGTTTGAATCTGATATTCGTATTGCGGAACAGTTGGATCAGATTTATTTTGAGGCCGGTGGTGGCGGTAACCATTATGAGAGTTATACCGCCGCTTGGTATATGGGCGTAAATCATTGCGACCTCCATTGTTGGAAGCGTGGTAAAAAGGGTCTAATTATTACTATGGGTGATGAACTCCCTAACCCCTATCTCCCTAAAGAAAGTACTTATCGTTATTCTGCTGGTGGTCTAGCCGGCGTAACTGGCGATAATCTTCAGGGCGATGTTGAGACCAAGGAACTCCTCGAAGAGACCTTGAAGAAGTTTGACGTATACCATATCGCCGTAGATGATCGTGCAACTTCTTATCAGCGCTATAAGGCATATGATATTGATGAAAAATGGACAGAACTTTTGGGCGATCATTATTCAGTGGCTAATCTGAATAGTCTTGCGAATGTTATTACTAGCATTGTAAAGGAACATGCGGGCAGCGCACCTTCTATGTCAGTTGATGAAGTAAGTTGGTAAATAGAAAATCAAGGGAATGATAAAAAATCATTCCCTTGATTTTTTTATAAAAATATTATATAATTATTATAGAAAATAAAGAATATGGTGATATTTATGGATAAAGAACGAATTGAACAAATTAAAAAATTAAGAGATGAAACAGGATGTGGTCTTAATGCTTGCCGCGAAGCATTTGAGTATTGTGATGAACATCCAGATTGTTCTCCTCTTGGATATTTGCGTGCAGCATATTCAGGAGTAAAATATGGAAATTTTTATAAAGCTGTTCTTCGTTTAAGTGAGGTAGAATAAATATGAAAGATGTAAAAATTGTTATCGGCGCTAACTATGGAGATGAAGGAAAGGGTCTAATGACTCGTTATTTCGTCCGTGATGCGCAATTTAATGGAGAAAATCCTATCGTTATCTTCCATAATGGAACGGCTCAACGTGGACATACTGTTGATTATAACCCATCATTTAGACATGTTTATCACCACTTTGGTAGCGGTACTGGTGATGGCGTACCTACTTTTTTTGCGAAAACTTTTTGGGTTCACCCTATGGAATTTCGTAGAGAATATGCTGAACTTATCCAGCAGGGAATTAAAGTGCCTGAATCTTATTGCGATTATGATGCTCTTGTCGTAACACCTTTTGATATGCTTATTGATCACGCGACTGAGGCCTGGATTGCTTATGAGCGTGGGGAACGAGAACATGGCTCTTGCGGTTATGGTACATGGTGCGCAACAGATAGATTTCCTACAGCAATTTATACTGTTAAAGATTTCCATGATTGTCTTTACAACGATGAATATCTCCATTTTATTTTAGAAGATACGTGGAATACCTGCGTCGCGCAAATGATTAAGCGCAGAGTAGATGTAGAAAGACTTACTGATTATAAAAAGTATTTTATGCCAGGAGCAAAAGAAAAAGAAAATATTATTCTCAATTTTATCAATGATTTGCGCTTTTTCTTTAATCATACAAATCTAACAACATTTGATAAATTTTATACACATAGCGAATTTGACAGTTTTATTTTTGAAAATGGGCAGGGACTCGGCCTAGACCAGAATTGTGGCTCTGAATGGCATACCACATCTAATACCGGTATAACAAATCCTTATGATATGCTTAAAGATCTACATGGATATCATGCTGAAGTATGTTATGTCTCTCGTTCTTATACAACTCGTCATGGAATTGGTACCCTTGAAGAAGAAGCAAAGAAGTCAGAAATTAATGCAGATATGATTGATAAAACTAATGTACCAAATGAATTTCAAGGATCTCTGCGTTATGGATATCTGACTGATAAAGAACAGCAGAATAGAATTGCTATGGATTGGGATAAAGTATCTTCAGATAAACGCTTTAAAAAGACTATGGCAATTACTCATTGTAATGAATTTGCTGATATTTATAAAAAAGCAGATTATGAAAGTAATAATCCCTTTAGTATGTTTAAACGTGGATAATATTGATTTTTTATAAAAAATATTATATAATTATTATAGAAAAAATAATTAAAGGAGTATTATTATGCCTTATTATGGATTTCGTTTGAATGAACAAAAAGATTGGACTCGAATGAAAACTTTTGAGACAATTAAAGAATTTAATGAATATGTTGAAAAACGTAAAATTGTTTATGCTAAGTTGATTGATGAAACAACTTATAATAAATATTACCTCGGTCACAATTATGAAGAGAGTGATAGTGAATGATTTAGGTAGCAATAGGTTTTGTCACTAATGGAGCTGATGCTAATAATAAACTCCGTTTATTTCAAAAAGAAAATCCTAAACGAAAAATCATAAGTGTTTCTTGCGCTCCAGCAGAAGGAACTAATGGATTTTTTATGACTATTACTTATGAGGTAAATATATGAAAATCCAATAATTAAGGAGTGATAAAATATGGCAACCTTATGTTTTAGTGATATTCATGGTCAGCGTAATCTATTTAACCAAATAATGGCAGAGATTGGCCCTAATGATAGAGCATATTTTCTTGGCGATGCTATTGATCGCGGGCCTGATGGTTGGGCTATTTTTAAGGAACTTATGGATGATCCTCGTATTACTTTTATTTGTGGTAATCATGAGGATATGATGATTGATGCTCTTCGTACTTTTCCAGAAATCCGTTGGAGCCATGAGATGGAAGTATGGAGTTGGAATGGAAATGAACCTACCCTTCAAGCTATTCAAAACGATGATCCTGAAGTAGTAAAAAATTATTTGCTTCGGGCGAGAGAGTTACCAATTTTTCAAACCTATATTAATCCATTAGGAGATGAATTTTGGCTTTCTCATGCAGGATGCGATTATACTGAAAATTTAGCAACACTTTCTCGTGAAGATTTGATTTGGGATAGAAGTCATTTTCTTACTAATATGTGGTATCACGATAATCCAGAAAATCTTTATATTGTGCATGGGCATACCCCTATTCCTATTCTTTTGGAAGAAATGAGTATGTATTGTGATAATATTCCAAGATATGGAGAAATAGAACCTGGTGCTTGCTATTATGCAAATGGTCATAAAATTGATATTGACTGCGGCGCCCACTTTACTGATTGCACTGTGCTTTTAAATCTTGATAATTTTAGTGAGGAGATATTTAGTATTTAATGAAATGGTATAAACCTACTGAAAAAATGCCTCCTCCCCCTGGTAAAGATGGCTATTGGGATGGAGAACCTTTTCTTGGAGTTTTTCAATATCCAGAAGAAGGTAATTATTTTTATTATATAGTAAGGGCTGAATGGGATGACCCAAAATATAGAACTAAATTACATTATGTCGAAGCAAGCGGTGAACAATATAGCTATTGGGATGAAAATGAATTAATTGCTTGGACTTCATTAGAAGAGTTGAAAAAAGATTTTCATACAGCATTTACAGACCAATCTTTTTATTGATTTTTTTTAAAAAATATTATATAATATTTATAGAAAATCAATAAAGGAGTTGTTTTATTATGGATGATCTTTATGAAACTTTGATAATTTCTTTGACTCTGGCAATCACGGTAGTTATCGTTGGGCTTATCGTTGCGTTCCCTATAATGTGGCTTTGGAACTTTGTAATGCCCGCAGTTTTTGGTTTAACTCGAATCACTTTTTGGCAGGCTTTTGCTTTGTATGCTTTGTCTAATATCTTCTTTAAGTCTGACCGTAGTTCTAAGGACTAATGGGAGGGAGAAGATATGGCAAAATTTAGTGAGCATAGTTTTTATTGTATGAGATGTGGTAAGAAGGGAATTGGCTTGCCTCGTCGAGATAGTCATAATTATGGCAAACATCATCGGAAGAAATTATGGTGTCCTTGGTGTGGCATGGAAGTAAATCATGTAGAATGCCGTAATGATAGCGAAGTATATGAATTTAAACAGGCTTTTGAAGCAGGTGAATATAAAGAAGAACTTGAAGAGTCTCTTAATTATATCGCCAAAGAAACAAATATTCTTTGGAGTTAATTTTTTAAGGAGTGATACAATTGATTTGGTTTACTAGTGATTTTCACTTTGGGCATGAAAAAGAATTTCTTTGGAAACCACGTGGATTCCTTACCTGGGAAGAGCATGCTCAAAAAGTTATTGAAAATTATAATAGCGTAGTACGACCAAATGATGAAGTTTATATTCTTGGCGATTGTATGCTAAAAAATGATAATTTTGGAATTGAATGTTTAAAACAGCTTAATGGGAAAAAGTACCTTGCTGTTGGAAACCATGATACTAATGCTCGTCTTGGTAAATACATGCTTGAAGATATTTTCGTAAATATTCAGTATGGATATCGACTTGTGTATGGAAAAATGAGTATTTATGCTCAACATTATCCTGCAATGATGGGTAATTATAAAGACAAGCATCCTACAATTTGTCTTGCTGGGCATACTCATTCGCCAGATAAATTTCAAAATATGGAGTATGGATGTTACAATATAGCTCTTGACGCACATAATTGTTTCCCAGTATCAATTGATACGGTTATGGCAGACATTAAAGATTATCGCCAAAAACATCCTGTAATTGAATATCTAGAAAAAACTCCATATTGTTCTTTTTGTGATATCGCTAATAGTTGTCAAGCAAAACTTAATCATGAATTTGAGTGCCCTGGATATGTAAAAAATGAAAATTGAAATTTGTATTGGAGAAGATATTCAAATCCAAATCCCTGACGGTGAAGATGATAATGGAAATATTTGGTATGTTTATGATACAGATACTGTATATGAGCATGAAGGATATTTTGAATCTATTGATGAAGCAATTAAACATCTTCAATGGTTAAAAGGACAAGAAGAGCCTTCAGTTCAACCTCGATGTGACAAATGTGTTTATTTGAGAGAAACATGTGGCCAGACTGATAAAGATGGTAAGTGTCGGAAATATAAACGCGATCCACCGGATGGAGGTTATTATGGCTGATTAGTTTTACGAGAAAATGTTGGGTAAAAATTTAAAATCTATTTATTATAAATTCCTATATATATAGAAAAGATAATAAAAGGAGATTTTAATATTATGCCTAAATTAATTGATTTAACTGGAAAAAAATTTGCTCATTTTATTATACTTGGGCGTGATTATGAAACATAGAAAATAAAAAAAGATAAAGAAGTATTTTGGTATTGCCAATGTGATTGTGGCAATAAATTTAGTGCAAGAGGTCATGATATTAGGGACGGAAAAATCCTAAGTTGTGGTTGTCTAAAAAAAGAAAATACTAAAAATATAAATGCTAAAAATTTAATTGGTTAGCATTTTGGTTTATTAACTGTATTATATAAGTGTAATTATTTAAAAGATAATCATTATGTGTGGCATTGTAAATGTAACTGTGGCAATGAAAAAGATATTTTAGGTAAGTATTTAACTACTGGATAGGTAAAATCTTGTGGATGTATTAAATCTAATGGAGAAAGTTTAATATTATCTTTATTACAAGAATTAAATATCCATTATGAATATCAAAAAAAATTTATTGATTGTATCGCTTTTTCATTACCAATAATCTATGATTTTTACTTACCTGACTATAATATTATTATTGAATATAATGGTATATAGCATTATCAGCCAGTTGAGTATTTTGGTGGAAAGGAACGTTTTATTAAACAGCAACAGACCGATGAAATAAAGCGTAAATGGTGTAAAGAAAAACAAATAAAATTTATTGAAATTCCATATATAGATTTTAATAAAATAAATAAAGAATATATTAAAAATTTAATAAAAGGAGATTAAAATGATTACTTGGATTATTATTGGCATTGTTATCTTGTTTTTAATTGTTCTCTGTGTCCTTGGATATGTTAAAGCCCCGCCCGATATGGCCTATATTATTACTGGCCTACATAAGAATCCACGTATTCTTATTGGTAAGGCCGGTATTAAAGTTCCATTCTTGGAGCGAGTCGATAGGATTTATCTTGGTGCGATTCAGATTGATGTAAAAACTGCTTCAAGTGTTCCAACGGTAGAGTTTATTAACATTAAGATTGATTCAACTGTATCTGTTAAAGTTAGCCAAGAACCTGAACTTCTTAGACTTGCAGCGCAGAACTTTTTGAATGCTTCTAAAGAACAAATTTCTGAACGTATTAATGATTTGCTTGAAGGTAATCTGCGTGAAATAGCAGGTACTATGACGCTGACATCAATGGTAAATGATAGAAAGAGTTTTTCAGAAAAAGTTCAAGAAAATGCTGTTCCCGACCTTCGTAAACTTGGCCTTGAACTTGTGAGTTTTAATGTCCAAAACTTTATTGATGACAATGATGTTATTACTAACCTTGGTATTGATAATGTTGCCCAGATTAGTAAGAACGCTGCTATTGCCAGAAGTAACGCAGATAGAGAAGTTGAGGTTGCAAAAGCTGAAAACGCAAAGCAGGCTAATGATGCTAAGGTAAAGGCTGCAGAGGAGATTGCCAAACGTGATGCTGACCTTGCTGTTCGTCAGGCTGAGTTGAAGCGTAATGTTGATACTCAGAAAGCTCAGGCTGATGCTGCTATGGCAATTGAGGCTGAGAATCAGCGTAAGTTGAAAGACGTTGCTGCTACTAATGCTAATATTGCTAAGGCTGAGCGTGAGGCGGCTTTGAAGCAGAAGCAGATTGAACTGAAGGAATATGAACTTGATGCTCTTGTCCGTAAGCAGGCTGATGCTGATAAGTATGCTGCTGAGAAGAAGGCAGAGGCTGACCTTATCCGTCGCCAGAAAGAAGCCGAAGCAAAGCGTTTTGAAATGGAACAGCAGGCTCTTGCTGTTAAGGCAAAGGCAGAAGCTGACCGTTACGCTGCAGAACAGCAAGCTGCTGGTATCATGGCTGTTGGTGAAGCAGAAGCCCAGGCTATTGAGAAGAAGGCTGAAGCGCAGAAGAAGATGGGCGATGCCTCTATCATTGAAATGACTCTTCAGAAGTTGCCTGAAATGGTTGCCTGCGCGGCTGCTCCCATGGAGAAGGCTGATAGCATCACTATTTATGGTGATGGCGGTGGCACAAAAATTGTATCTGATGTAACTCGAATGGTTACTCAGGTTATGGCAGCTCTTGGTGATTCTGGTATCGACATTCGTAATTTGATTACGAATGCTATCAATAAAGCCGAGTAATTAAATACTTTTGTTTCCTCCCCTAAGAGAAATCTTAGGGGAGTTTTTTGGTTGAAAGTGGAAGCCGATGACGGCCGTTGCTGCCAAATTTTCCGCGTTAGGAAATTTTTTGGGGAAAAGTGTCAAAACTTGATTTTCTTATTTTTTTGTGATATAATATTTATATAAATATAATAAGGAGAAATTTTACTTTTATGAAAACTTCTATAAGAGAATTTTGGAGAGAAGATACTGGTTCAGCCAGGTGTGTACTCACATACAAAACGGCTTCTGGAATAACATTACATGGGATAGGAACAGCAGAATGCCATCCAGATGATTCTGCTTTTATGAGTCAATTAACTGGTGGAATTATTGCGGAATATCGAGCAGAGATTGACTTAATTAAAAAAATTAATAATTATGAAATTAAACCTGGTATCGTCGCTTTAAAACATGTCTATTGTACAATGCTTCATAGCACTCATTATAATTCTAAATCTTATGAAGCTATTCGTATTAAGAAAGAATTAGCTCATTTAATGGATGAACTAGAAGAAAATAAAAATGCTATTAAAGAAATTAAAGCTACATTAGATAATTATATTAAAGAAAAAAATGACTTTTATAAAAAAGTTAAAGAAGGTCAAAATTAACTAATATATAATTAACATTTTTTATAAAACATATAGGAGAGGAGTGGTTACTATTCTCGTTTATGTTTTATTAGGCATTTTAATTTATGTGGTTGGAATACCAATTTTGGAAGAACTCGCCACTGTCATCGTCTAGGGGTTAGAAGTCTTAAAAGGAAAATTAGTTTTATCTCTTACTAAAATATAGGATAAAGCAGATGAAATTGCTAATAAGAAAGAAACTTCATCAGTTCGTGCAATAGGCTTTACTATACCAACAGAAGAAACTGAAGACGATGATTATGAGGAGGAAGAAGAAGATAATGATGATTAATTACAAATTTTATGATACTTGTTCTTTGCTGTTAAAAGCAAATACTTTATTTGATAATGATGAAAAATTTGCTATTTCATCTGTTACCCTTGAGGAACTTGAAAATATTAAAACTTCAACTACTCGTGATGCTGATATAAAGTATGCTGCTCGTAAATTGCTTCACTCATTGGATGAACATCGTGGAGAATATGATATTCATATTTTTACTCAAACTATGTTAAATCCAATTATGGAGAAAGATTTACCAATTACTAATGACATGAAAATTTTAGCGACAGCAATCGACTATGATACTAATATCCATCCAGATGAAACTGTTTTTGTCACTAATGATTTAGCATTAAAAGCTATTGCTAATTTATTCTTTGGTGATAAAATGCTTGAATCTGTAGATGAAGAATAGGATGATGATTACAAAGGATTTGCTGAAATAAAATTTGGCAATGATAAGGCTATGGAATTCTTTTATTCTAATTATAAAATGGGCTTAAGTCCTGTCCTTAACCACAATATTCTTGATAATGAATATGTAATTATTCGTGATAAAAATACCGATGAAGTATTGGATAGATTAGTCTGGCAAGGCAAAGGAAAAGGTTATAGAAATGTAAATTATGAAGTATTCGATTCTAGACATTTTGGAAAAATTAAACCATTAGATGTTTATCAATAGCTTGCCGCAGATAGTTTTACACATAATAAAATTACTTTAATAAAAGGACGAGCTGGTACAGGAAAAACTTTACTAGCACTTGGATTTTTATTTAATCAATTAGAAAAACAAAAAATTGATAAAATTATTATATTCTGTAATACTGTTGCAGCAAAAAATTCAGCTAAACTTGGTTTTTTACCTGGAACTAGAGATGAAAAACTTTTAGATTCACAAATTGGAAACCTATTAATTAGTAAAATTGGCGGTCGAATAGAAGTAGAACGTTTAGTTGATGAAGAAAAATTAGTATTATTACCAATGAGTGATATTAGAGGATATGATACATCTGGTATGAGAGCTGGTATTTATATTTCAGAGGCTCAAAATCTTGATATTCCTCTTATGAAATTAGCATTATAGCGTATTGGCGAAGATAGCATTTGTATTATTGATGGCGATGCAAAAACACAAGTTGATGATGTAGCTTTTGCTGGAGCCAATAATGGTATGAAACGCGCCTCTCGAATTTTTAGAGGGCATGATATATATGGTGAAGTAGAATTACAAATAATTCACCGTAGTAAAATAGCAGAAATTGCAGAGCTCATGTGATAAATAAAGCCTGATATTTTTCAGGCTTTATTTTTATATTAAATAAAGAAGTGAAAAAATATGGAATTAACATCTCGAATTAATGTAGTTTAGACAGTAGTTAAAACTTATTAGATTAAAATTAATGTAAATAAATTAAATGTACGGTCTAAACCAAATACTAATAGTGTTATTATTACTCAATTAGAAAAAAATAAAATTTATACTATCATTGAAGAAAGAGAGGGATGGGGAAAACTAAAATCTGGTATTGGCTGGATTAATTTATAGTATACCCAAGAAGTATGAAAAAAATAGAATTTTCTAAAACACTTTTAATCCAAGAGTCACTATTAATTTGGATTCATAGTATTGCTATGTTAGTTTTAGCTTATATTTGCGTTTTTAAAGGATACTTTACTGAAATTCCTTGGCTTACAGCTATGATTTCTTTCCCTTGGGCAGCATATGCAGTAAGTTAGCATGCTTACTATAGAAAAGCAGAAGCAGAAAATACAAAAGATGGAATTAAATATGAGACTGTAATGGCAAACTATTGTCAAAATAATAGTGAAAATATAAATTAAATTAAGTTAAAATCTCAAGATAATTATTTTATTATCTTGAGATTTTTTTATTTTATATTGACAATAATAATATTTTATGTTATAATATATCATATAATAGAATAAATATATTTTATTTCTCTTTTTGTAAGATTATTATATAAAAAAATTTCAATTTTGTCAAGGTGGTGTGAGAATCGGTTGAGCATTTATTATACAGATGGTAGCTGTCGAGGGAACGGAAAAGATACAGCTAGTGGTGGTTATGGAATTGTAGAAGTTGATGAAAATGATAATATATTATGGGAATATTAGGATTTCAAAAGACCTACTACAAATAATGAGATGGAATTAATGGCTATTCTTACTGCTCTTCGACGTATCAATCAACAAGAAATTATTTTTTTAAAGCCAATTATATATAGTGATAGCGCTTATTGCGTTAATTTAATTAATGATTGGATGTATAAATGGGAACAAAATGAATGGAAACGTCCAAAGAATCAAGAAGTTAAAAATCTTGAAATAATTAAGGAAATTTATTCTTTAGCCAGTTTAGCAGAAATCAGAAAAGTACCGGGGCATAGCGGAGTTAAGTGGAACGTATATGTAGATGGTCTCGCGACCGGTAAAATAAAAATAAAATAAATTATATTATATAAGGAATAATAAAAAATGAAAATTGTATTACCAATAACAGTTATTTATATTAATGCTGAACGTAATTATAAATTCTTTGCTAAAATAGAATGGATGCTTTATAAATACTTTGGTAAAAAACGTGCTATCCCTTGTGGCCGCACTAAAAAAGATAAATATTTAAATTGTTATCAGCCATTAGATGAAGAGCATGTTTATTTAAATAAAGACAAGACTGAAGCATATTGTAAATGCTGTGGTCATATAAAAATGATGTCTAATCATGAAATAAATTTAAAAAATCCATATGGTTTTTAAAATAATTATAGCTCTGTAATTCTCTTGTGAATTGCAGAGTTGATTTTTTTGAAAAAATATGTTATAATATTAATATAAGAAAATAAAAAGGAGATTTGATATGGCGATAGATAAAACATTATACACTGAAGAGTCAATTGAGTCACTTTCGCCGTTGGAATTTACTCGTCTTCGTCCTGGAGTATATGCTGGTGATACTACATATGCTACTCAACTTGCAGTAGAAATTTTTTCTAATGCTGTTGATGAGTTTAGACTTGGGCATGGTAATAAAATTGAAGTAAGTATTGATGGTTCAAGAGTAAAAATCCGAGACTATGGACAAGGTTTTATCCCAAATAGTTTTCGTGAAGATGGAAAAAGTATTCTTGAAGCTGCCTTTAGCGTATTAAATACTTCTGGTAAATATCGTGAAGATGGAACTTATGAAGGAACTTCATTGGGTTCTTTTGGTATTGGTTCTAAAATTACAACTTATCTTTCTCATTGGCTGGTTGTTTCTACTTATCGAGACATGAAACGAGAAGAAGTCCATTTTGAAGAAGGTAAGTTTAAAGTAAGATACAGTGGAGAGCCAAAAACTCCAGAAGCTATCGAAAATGTACGTAAAGGTGGCACTGAAGTAGAATGGGAACCAAGCGAAGAATTTTTTACCCATCCAGAAGTGAATATAAGTGAATTAAAAAGTTTATTTAAAACTATTGCAGCGCTTTGCCCTGGTTTGACCATTGAATTGGATGATAATGGAACTAAAACAACTTATTTTTCAAAAAATGGTATTAATGACCTTGTTGATGAAGCAGTTGAGAATAAAGAACTTATTAAAAATCGTTTCGTAATGAATTATCAAAATGATAAGAATAAGATTGATATGGTAATGACTTATACCTCTAATTATTCTCTCACTCTGGTTCCATATGTTAATACTGGTCTTACTGCAAATGGGCCTCATATTTCTCAAATTAAATCACTTCTTACTCGTGAGTTTAATAAATTCTTCCGTGATAAGAAATGGTTAAAAGAAAAAGACGAAAATCTTACTGGTGATGATATCCAAGAAGGACTCTATATTGTTTTTAATATTACTGCTCCTAATGTAGCCTATGATGCACAAGTAAAAACTCGTATTACAAAAATAGAAATGGCGCCATTTACTCAGGCCATTGCTGATGAACTCCGTAATTGGATGACTTACAATGAGAAAGAAATTAAGATGATCGCTGATAAAGCCTTAAATGCTAGAAAGGCTCGTTTAGCAGCACAGAAGGCCAGAGAAAGTGTTAGAGATAACACAAAGAAAAAAGAAAAGGCGCTTAAATTTGATAGTAAATTAGCAGATTGTTATAGCAAAGATCGTAAGAAGTGTGAGATTTATATTACAGAAGGTCAGAGCGCAAGCGGCAAATTAAAAGAAGCTCGTGATAATGAATTTCAAGCTATTATGCCTGTTCGTGGAAAAATACTTAATACTCAAAAAGCTACGCTTGATAAGATACAGAAAAATGCAGAGATTATGTCAATGATTCAAGCTTTTGGACTTGAAATTGATCTAAAAACAATGAAAATAACATACCATCCCGATAGAATTAGATATGGCAAGATTATTATTATGAGCGATGCTGATGTTGATGGTGCGCATATTAAGAATCTATTTTATACTTTCATCTGGAATTTCTGTCCTCAACTTATTCAAGATGGCTATATTTATGCTGGTGTGCCTCCTCTTTATAAAATAACAATGGCTAAAAAATATTATTATCTTAAAAATGATGAAGCTCTTGAACAGTTTAAAAAAGAGCATCCAAATCGAAGCTTTACTGTTAATCGCATGAAAGGCTTGGGTGAGATGGATGCGGAAGAGGTTGAAGAAACTCTTACTAGCGTTGAAGGTAGGATTATTCGTCAAGTAACAGTTGAAGATGTTCCTACAACTACTAAACTATTTGATGATTTAATGGGGACTGCTGTTGTTCCTCGTAAATTATATATTAAGGAACATAGCAAGGAGGCTACATACAATGCCGAATAATAATATTCAAACAAGTGATTTAACCCAAGAAATTGGAACTAATTTTATAGAATATGCGGTAGCTGTAAATACAGATCGTGCAATTCCTGATGCTAAAAGTGGTTTAAAACCAGTAGCAAGAAGAATTATTTATGATGCTTATGTTACTGGCTGTACTAATAATAAACCACACGTAAAATGTGCAGCAATTGTTGGAGATACGATGGGTCGTTTCCATCCTCATGGCGACAGTTCAATTTATGGAGCATTAGTACGTTTAGCTCAAAATTGGGTTATGCGCTATCCATTAATTGATTTCCATGGTAATGAGGGTAACCGCGATGGCGACCCACCTGCGAGTTATCGTTACACCGAAGCAAGATTATCAAAAATTAGTGAAGATGGTATCCTAACAGGAATGAAAAAAGGCGTCGTTGACATGATACCAAATTATTCTGAATCAGAGAATGAACCTGTAACTTTGCCTTCTATTTTTCCTAATCTTCTTTGTAATCCTAATACTGGAATTGGCGTGGCTATGGCTTGTAACTGGGCTCCACATAATTTAAATGAAGTAGCAGAAGCAATTTATGCTTATATGGATGGTAAAGAGCCTATGCTACCAGGACCTGACTTTCCGACTGGTGGTTTGATTATTAATAAAGATGATATTCCAACTATTATGCGGACTGGTCATGGTAGTGTAAAGATTCGTGGTAAATACAATATTGAAGGTAATAGTATTGTATTTTATGAAATTCCCTATGGACTTACTACTGAAGCTTTGCTTGACCAAATTGGTGCAGCTTGCGATGCTGGCGATGTTGAAGGTGTTGCTGATGTAAGAAATGAAAGCAATCGCAAAAAGGGATTTAGATTAGTAATTGAATGTAATAAAGACGCCAACTTGCATAAAATTATTTTTCAGTTATTTAAAAATACTGACCTTCAAACAACATTCTCATATAATCAAGTTGCCCTAATTGATAAAACTCCTACCGAATTAAATCTTAAAGATTGTTGTGAAATTTATGTAAAACATAATAGAGATTGTATCCAGCGCGAAGTTGCTTTTGATATCCAAAAGGCAAATGATAGATTGAATATCGTAGAAGGCTTATTGAAAGCGCTTGAAGATATTGATAACGTAATCGCACTTATTAAGACATCTGAAAGCGCAGCAAAGGCTCGTGTTGCTCTTCAAGAAAAGTATAAATTTAATGAAGAACAAGCCAAAGCGATTGTTGATATGAAGCTTGGTAAACTGGCTGGCTTAGAAAGAATTGAAATCGAGAATGAACGTGCAGAATTAATTGATGAAATTAATCATTTGAAAGCAATTCTTGAAAATATTGATGAAGAAATTAAAATACGTTTACGCAATATCGTTTCAAAATATGGCGATGCTCGTAGGACTGAATTGGCACAAATTGAAGAACCTAAAAATAAAGAAGAAAAAGAAATCGCTAATATCCCACCGGAAAAATGTGTTGTAGTAATAACAGAAAGCGGTAATATTAAACGAATTCCTGCTACTTCATTTAGGACTCAAAAGCGTGGAGGAAAAGGCGTAAAGACACAAGATGATATTACAGAAGCCGTTATTAGAACAAATACTGTTGATAGTTTGATGGTCTTTACTAATAAAGGAAAAATGTATCGTCTTGTCGTTGATAATATTCCTGAAGGAACAAACACATCAAAAGGTACGCCGGTTAAAGCCTTAATTGAGATGGAAGCTGGAGAGAATATCCAAACTATATATTCTATATATAGAGATACTGACGCAAAGTATGTATTATTCATTACTAAAAATGGTCTGGTTAAAAAGACAGCACTTAGTGAATATGTTGGTACAAAGAAATCCAGTGGGATTGGGGCAATTAATATTAAAGAAGGCGATGCTCTATCAGCAGTTACACTTATAAATGAAGAACCTATAATTTTGGTCAGCAAAAATGGTCAAATGATTAAGTTTAATTCAAATGAAATTAGTGCTACTGGTAGATTAACTTCTGGTGTAAAAGGTATCACAATTAGTGCCGATGATGAAGTTGTTGCTGCTTTACCATTACGTCATAGCGAAGATCAATTAGCCATCTTTACTACTAAAGGTTATGGCAAAAAGATTGCTCAAAAAGAGATTACGCTTCAAAAACGAGCTGGAAAAGGCGTCGCTTGTTATAAACCATCTGATATAAATGGTTATGTAAGTGCGGCACAATTGATTAGTGATGAAGATGTTGTTCTCTTGGTTGGCGATAAAACTTCTGTTTGCATTAACGCTACAGAAATTCCAGAATTAGGAAGAACTTCTCTCGGAAATATTATGCTAAAGGGAAATAAAATCCTAAGCGTCAGTAAAGTATAATTTTTAAGCAATCCTCTTTAATTTATAAAGGGGATTGTTCTTATATTATAAGAGTATAGAAAGGGAGTAATGACTATGCTTAATGAAATGATTTTTGGCATTGGTGTTTATGAATGTCCATTATGCGGTCGTTATCATTATGGGTATCCATTAGAATATTACTGGTGTCCTTATTGTGGTTCAAATTTGTAGTCGCAAATAAATAAATTAAATGAGAGAATAACAAATTTAGAAGAATATCTTAAAGAATTAGATAAAGAAGAAGAAACTGACTAAATATATAATAAATGAAAACTGCGGTTTACCAAATTTTTTACAGATATTTGTGAATTTTTTGGTAAACCGCAGTTTTTTTTGTTATCTTGACTTATTCTAAAAAATATGGTATAATATAAATAAGAATAGATATAAGGAGGATTTTTTATATGACTTTTCAAGACTTATCAACATTAATCTGTTTAGAGTTTGAAAATATTGAACGTATTAATAAAATTGTAAATGAGCATCCTATTGATTGGGCCCATATTGCCGATTTAGTTGAAGAAGGTATTCCTCTTATAGATTATATGGGACCAGATGGTATTTCACTTGCAATTATAAGAGAAAAAGGAATGAGACATTTAGATGAAATTAGTTAAATATATCGTTGTAGAATTATCTTCTTATGACCCCAATAATGGCTACCGAAAATGGTATGAATTACAGCCTCAATATAGTAATGATAATGAAAATATTTATATAAACATGGAGAATACAAATGAATCCAATAGATGAAATGAGAGAACTCATTGATAAATTAAATTATTATACTAAATTATATGATGAAGGGGAAAGTCCAATTTCTGATAAGGAATGGGATGATATGTATTTTCATCTTGAAGAATTAGAAGAAAAAACGGGGATATCTCTTGGTAATTCTCCAACTATTCATGTTGATTATCGAGTTGTTAATCAATTAAGAAAAGTAAAGCATAACCATCCAATGTTATCATTAGATAAAACCAAGAGCGAAGATGATGTTGTAGCATTTCTTTCAGGTCATAATGGTATTGCTATGGCAAAAATGGATGGGCTAACTTGCTCTCTTTGCTATGAAGAAGGGTTATTAGTTAGTGCCGAAACTCGTGGGAATGGAGAAATAGGAGAGGATATTCTTCAAAATATTGTAAGAGTTAAAGGGGTTCCTATTGAAATTCCATTTAAAGATAAATTAGTTGTTGATGGAGAGGTTATTTGTACTTATGAAGATTTTGAAGATTTTAGTAGCACCTATAAGAATCCTCGTAATTTTGCCAGTGGCTCTATACGTCTTTTGGATTCACGAGCAAGCTCGCAAAGGAGACTTACATTTGTGGCATGGGATTGTATTACCGGCTTGGATGAATGTAAAAATTTAAGTGAAAAAATTCTTCGTTTAGATGATTTAGGATTTATTATTGTACCTTTTTTAATTTTACCAGTAAATAGTTCTGATAAAATTGATCATGCTATTTCTTTAATTAAAGGTATGGCAAAAGATTTTAGTTATCCAATAGATGGTATCGTATTCAAATATAATGATTGCGCTTATTATCAATCTCTTGGAGCAACAGAGCATCATTTTAGAGGAGGATTAGCATTTAAATTTTATGATGAAGAATATGAGACTTATTTAAGAGATATAGAATGGGGATTAGGTAAAACTGGACAAATTACTCCAGTAGCAATTTATGATGATGTAGACACTGATGGTTCAATTATCAATCGTGCTTCTCTTCATAATCTCAATATAATGAAACAACTTTTAGGCAAACCTTATAAAGGACAAAAAATTTGGGTTTGTAAACAAAATGAAATTATCCCACAGGTTGTGAGAAGTGAAAAATCAAATGTGGCATTAACTTATATAGATATTCCAGCTAAATGTCCGGTTTGCGGTGGAGATACTTATATTCAAGATGATATTTTATATTGTGGTAATCCTCATTGCGATGGTAAATTTGTAAATTTACTTTGTCATTTTGTTGGTAAAAAAGGTCTTGACATCAAAGGCTTATCAGAAGCAACACTTCAAAAATTAGTTGATTGGGGTTGGGTTGGTAATTATCAAGAATTATTTAGTCTATCAAACTTCCATGATGAATGGGTTGAACAGCCAGGATTTGGACCTAAGTCTGTTGATAAACTTTTAGCAACAATTGATAGAGCACGAGATTGCGAGTTATGGCAATTTATCGCTTCTTTAAGCATTCCTCTTATCGGCACGACATATGCGAAAGAAATTGCTAAAAGATGTAAAGATTGGTTCAGTTTTCGTGAATGTATTGGTAAGAACTATGACTTCACTACATGGGACAGATTTGGTTATGAAATAAATGATTCTATTCATAGCTTTGATTATAAGGAAGCCGATGGCCTTGCTTATAAAGTTTTAACAATTCATAACAGTTTATGGATAGACCCGACAGAAACAGTTTCTACTGTAAAATTTAGTGAGATTGCTGGTAAAACATTCGTCATTACTGGAGCAGTTCATACTTTTAAAAACCGCGATGAAGTAAAAGTTGCTATTGAAACTCGTGGAGGTAAAGTTACTGGGTCAGTTAGTAAGAATACAAATTATTTAGTTAATAATGATATAAATAGCACTTCCAGTAAAAATGTAAAGGCAAAGCAACTTGGTATTCCGATTATTACAGAAGAACAACTAATCGCAATGCTTTGACTTTTAAAAAATTTTTTTGTATAATAATATCGTAAATAAAAAAGAAAAGGATTTTTGTATGAAAAGAAAAGAACTCAAAAACTTGGCTGAGAAAATCGCTAAGTGTGAATATGTGATTTAGAATAGTAACGACGAAGATGCCGTATAGGCCGCCTAGGAAGAAATTATGCGACTTTCAAGCCGAGTTCACGATTTTCAAGACATTGACACCATTGATGAGATGGTCCAAGACATATTGATTAAGATGTCTTGACTTTTAAAAAATTTTTTTGTATAATATTTACATAACCAAAAGGTTAAAAAATATTAATTATTAATTATTAAAGGAGAAAATGAATTATGGCTATGAAAGAAAATTCCAAGAACGTTCTTAATTATTTGAAGGGTATCGCTGGCGAGAATGTCACCTCTGGTGATGTTGCTGAGGCTCTCGGTCTCGAGAAGCGCTAGGTTGATGGTATCTTTACTTCTGCTATTCAGCGTAAGGGTCTCGGTATCCGTGTTCCTGCTGAGGTTGAGCTCGAAGACGGCACCCATAAGGCTGTGAAATTTTTACAGCTCACTCCCGCTGGTATGGAGTTTGACCCAGACGCAGATGCTGAGTGATTAAAACTCATATAGATTATAAGGGGTAATTAATTTTACCCCTTATTTTAATATCTATGATAACGATTATTAGTGCGCTTGGTGCTTTGATAATCGGTGTGTTAATTACTCTTGTGGTTTGTCATTTTCTTCCAAAGGAGAAAATACGCACCGCCAACCAAGAGCTAGAAAAGAAAGAAAACGAAACTCAATTACGAATTAAAGATTTAGAAAAAGAATATATTGAGAAACGAAATGAATTAGAAAATCAATATAATGAATTAAATGAGCAATATTATCAAGATATTCAAAAACAAGATAAAGAGCTTCATGATTCAGCAGCTCGTTAGTTAAATGAAATGGAGCAGGCTCGTCGTGATTGGGAAAAAGAAAAAAATGAAAAATTATTAAATTGGTCTTAGCGTGAATCTGATTTAAAAGTTGAAGTTTAGAAATTAGAAGAACGCAGAAATAATATAATTCAAACGCTTGAAACAGAAGCTAAAGAATCTGGAGAGATTTTTAAAACTCAACAAATTCAAATTGCCCAAGAGCAAATTGAAAAAGCAAAAACTGAACTTTTATCTGAATATGAAAAAGCAAAAGAGGAAGCTAAATAGAGTTATTTAGAAACTTTAGCTGATATGGTCAGTGAGATTACTGCTCAATATGGAGTAAAGTCTAAAGAATTAGAGGATGTACTAATTAAATTATCTGAGGCTCAAGCAAAAGCTGAAGCCGCAATAGAGTCTAATAAACGTGCTGAATTAGACCGTCAGCAAAAGGACTTTTATCGTTTATAGGTTCCAGAAGTGGATTTAGAAGAAATAAAGAGATTGCGTTCTGTAGAACCTTATTTGCGTGATAAAGAACCATTAAATAAAGTTATTTATAAATGCTATTATGAAAAACCTTATACTGATTTAATTGGTAGAGTTTTTGGGACACGAAAGCCCATGGGCATTTATAAAATTACTAATTTAGAAAACGGTAAATGTTACGTTGGGCAAGCTGTGAATGTGCCAGAGAGATGGCGACAACACATCAAACGTGGCGTAGGAGCAGAACCAGTAACGCAAAATAAATTATATCCAGCGATGAAAGAAATTGGAGTAGAAAATTTTATGTTTGAGCTATTGGAAGAATGTAAAGCAAATGAACTTACTTCTCGTGAAAAGTATTGGACAGATTTTTATGAAGCCCAAACTTATGGATATACTGTAAAGAAAGGATAATTTATATGTATAGAATTATTGATGGTCGTGGGACTGGAAAAACAAGTAGATTAATGCTATTGGCTAAAGAGAATAACGCTATTTTTGTATGTGGCAATCCTTCTGCTATGCGAGAAAAAGCAAAATATTATGGTATTGATGGTATTGAATTTGTCTCTTATCATAATTTTGTCACTAATGTATATGATGGTAATTATGTCATTGATGAATTAGAAGGATTTTTAAATGCTGTTATGGGCAAAAATAAATTAATTGGATATACTTTAAGCATTGAATAAAAAAGTTTTTACTGTAAAAAAACATGAAAAACGTCGTGAGTTGATTTTCCAAAAAAAATATGATATAATATTTATAGAAAATCAAGAAAGGAATTTGAAATGAAACAAGAATTTTTAGATTTTGTAAATGAATTAATGAAAGCAAATCCTGAACTCACAGAAAAACTTATAACTGACAATGTTAAAGCATATCTTGATGTTCTAAAAGAAGTTAAGGATGAGAAACCGGAGTTGACCGAAAACGGCAAGCTCATTCTTGATTACCTGCAAAATCATCTGGAAACTCGTTTATGGAAAGCGAAAGATATTGCTGAACAAATGGGTATTTCTTCTCGTGGTGCTTCTGGTACAATGAGAAAACTTGTAAATGATGGTTTTTGTGAAAAAATCGGTCAAGACCCTGTTATTTATAGTTTAACAGAAAAAGGAAAAAATTATGTAATTATTAAAGGAGAAAATGAATAATGAAAGCAACAATGAAAAATGCAACTCATATTGAGGGTCTTTTGTATCAGCATTCTTTGAGTCTCAAGACCTCTGGCGAGAATTCTAAGAATCCTGGTACTCAGTTTATTAATGGTACTATTGATATTGCGACTGATGATGCCGCAACTAATATTGTAAGTGTTCACTTTACTTATGTAACTCCAAAGTATGCAAAGAGTGGCGCTGATAATGCTACTTTTGCTACTCTTTAGAATATTATTAATGGAACTCTTTGTAACGTTATTGAGCATGGTATTGATAAGGCTGCGAAGGTTCGTATTGATTCCGCAATTGGTGTAAATGAATTTTATTCTAATCGTAATGGTAAGGAAGAGCTTGTTTCTGTAAAGCGCAATGAGGGTGGATTTGTTCATGTAGTTCAAACTCTCGCTTCTGATGAAAAGACTCGTAATACTTTTGAGTGTGATATGATTATCACTAAGGCAACTGAAATTGAGGCTGATGAAGAGCATGATCGTCCTCGTCAGGTAAGAGTTAGCGGTTATACTTTTGATTTTCGTAAGGCTCTTGTCCCTGTTGATTTTACTGCTCTTACCGAAGGGGCTATGGACTATTTCCTTGGTCTTGATGCAACTCAGAGAAATCCTGTATTCACCAAGGTTTGGGGCCGTCAGCTTTCTCAGGTAACTATGGTTCGTACTGTTGAAGAGTCTGCTTTCGGTGAGCAAAAGGTAACTGAGACTCCTCGTTCCAATCGTGATTTTGTTATTACTGGTGCTTCTAGTGATCCATATATTTGGGATGATGACAGTACTATTACTGCTCAAGAGTTCTCTACTGCTCTTGCTGACCGTGAAGTTGCTCTCGCAGCAATTAAGCAGCGTCAGGATGAGTATAATGCTTCTCGTGCACAGACTCAGGCTCCTGCCGCAACTTCCGGTGGAGCAAATGGATTTAACTTCTAATTTAATAGGAGGTAAATCTTATGGCTATTAATCTTTTAGGTATTCAACCTCATAAGGTCAGTCGTGACCTTTCTGGATATATTACTTTTATTTATGGCCCTCCCAAGGTAGGTAAAACTACCTTGGCGACCTAGATGCCTGGCGCTTTGCTTCTTGCTTTTGAAAAAGGTTATGCTGCATTGCCTGGTGTCCGTGCCCAAGACATTACGACTTGGGGTGAAATGAAATAGGTTTACAGAGAATTAAAGAAGCCCGAAGTACAAGAGTTTTATAAAACTATTGTTGTTGATACTGTTGATATTGCGGCTGATCTTTGCCAAAAATATATTTGTAATCAACTTGGTATTGATAATATGGGCGATGGCGGTTGGGGAACCAACAGTTGGAGTAAATACAAGAAAGAATTTGAAGAGATTTTCCGTGGTCTTACCATGATGGGATATGCTGTTGTATTTATTTCTCATTCAAAGACTGGTACTGATAAAGACCAGAATGGTAAGGAGTATGGTTTTACTAAGCCAACAACTCAATCTTCTGCTCTTCAAATTATTGAAAATATGACTGACCTTTATGCTTATGCTCGTCAATATGTCGATGCTAATGGAGATGAAAAGCGTGTTTTAACACTCCGTTCTCCTGCTGGTTCAGGTATTTCTTGTGGTAGTCGTTTTAGATATATCGCTCCTGAAGTACCTCTTTCTTATGATGCTCTTACTAATGCACTTACTGATGCTATTGATAAGGAAGCACAGGAAAATGGTAATAAGTTTGTTACCAATGAACGTGAGGTTGCTCCTACTGTAAAAGAGTATGATTTTGATGCTCTTATGGCTCAGTTTGAGACTACTGTTGGAGACTTAATGACTAAAGACCAAGCTTATTATGCTCCTCGTATTACTCAGGTTATTGAAAAGTATCTTGGTAAAGGTAAGAAAATGTCCGGTGTTACTCGTGACCAGGCAGAACTTGTTTACCTTGTTATTACTGAGATTCAAGATGACCTTGTAAATGGAGAAAAGAAGTAATATTAATGAATTTATAGAATTTAATTAAAATAGACAACAATGTTTTAGATTTAAATACTATTTCATCTGCTTTAAGTAAAAAATATTGGTGTTAGTATTGTAATGTAGATACTATTTTAAAATTCTCATTAGAAGATTTATTTATTACAATAACTCGTATTCCATCTAAAAAAAATAATTTAGAAATTGCTTTTTGGGGTAAGTGTCCCATTTGTGAACAAGATATTTTGATAAAAAGAATTGAATAAAAAAATCAACCCTCGGTAAAAAATGCCAAGGGTTGATTTTTTTGAAAAAAAGTGGTATAATATATATGAAGAATATCAAAATGAAAGAGGAATGTCGATGGCGACAGTAACTTGTAAGTATTGTGGAAAAAAATTTGATAGAGATAAAGAAGCATATGTTTAGATCCCACTCGGTAAAACTTTTCGATATGGGCATTCAGAATGTTATTTAGAAGCAGTAAATAATAAAACTGAAAAAAATACATATGAGATTTGGGATCCAAAATTATCAACAACTTGTTTTTGGTGCCATCAAGCTATTTATCCAAATCAAAACGATGTAATTGAAATGCCTCAATTAAAAGGTCGTTATGTCCATAAAAAATGTTCTGAAGTTCATCCACAAGATAGTAAAGATGAATTAATGTTATATATTATTAAACTTTATGGATTAAAAGACGATTATATTTTACCTCGTTATATGCTTCAATTATCAGGCTTTGAGAAAGAATATAATTTTACATATTCTGGAATGTTAAAGGCTTTAAAATATTGGTATGAAGTAAAAAAGCATCCAGTAGACAAAACAAAAGGAATGGGAATTATCCCATATATTTATAAGCAAGCATATGAGTATTATTATAGTCTTTGGCTTGCGGAAGAACAAAATAAAATGAAAGATTTAAATGATTATATCCCAAAAGATGTAGTTGTAGTTATTCCTTCACCGCAACGGCAAATTGAAAAAAGAAAAATGTTTACATTTTTAGATGAGGAGGAGCATATAAACAATGCCGAGTAAATATGTAGACACGCCAAGTATTATATAGGTAATTGGTTGCGTGTGTAAAGTTCCACAACTATTGGATTATTCAGATAAATATACATTAACCGAAGAAGATTTCCCTGACCAGTTTCATCAGATTGTTTTTGGTACAATATTTAAATTGCATGAATTGGGCGCTGAAAAAATTTCTATAAATAGTATTTTAGACTATCTTGCAGCTCGTCCTAAATATGAAGCAATTTTTATTAAACAGAAAGGTGAAGAATGGTTAACCAAAGCAGTTGAAAATGCTCAAACAGCATCTTTTGATTATTATTATAATAGAGTTAAAAAAATGACTCTATTAAGAGCATTTGATAATTTTGGATTTGATGTAAGTGAGATTTACGATCCAGATAATATCATTGATACAAAGAAAAGACAACTGCAAGAAGATCAACTTGATAATTCAACTCTTGAAGCTCTTGCTCAAAAAGTACAAGATAAAATTGATGAAATTAAAGCCACATATGTAGATGACTCTTGGGGTGAGGCAACACAAGCTGGTGAAGGTATTCTTGAATTACTTGATGATTTAGAAAAAAATCCAGAAGTAGGAGTTCCTTTGTATGGCCCACTTATTAATACAGTAACTCGTGGAGCAAGATTGAAAAAGTTTTATTTGCGTTCTGCTCCTACTGGTGTTGGTAAGTCTCGTAGTATGATTGCTGATTGTTGTTATATTGGTTGTAATCGTATTTATGATGATGTATTTGGTTGGATTAAGAATGGTGTATGTGAACCAACTTTATACATTACAACAGAGCAAGAATTAGGAGAGATACAAACAATGATGCTTGCGTTTATCTCTAATGTGAATGAAGAGCATATCCTTAATGGTAAATATGAAGGCGATGAACGTGAGCGAGTATATGAAGCTGGTAATATTTTAAAGAATAGCCCAATTTATATTGAAGTATTACCTGACTTTTCGCTTCAAGATGTTGAAAATAAAATAAAGAAAAATATTCGTGACCACGACGTGCGTTATGTTTTCTTTGATTATATTCATACAAGTTTAAAAATTTTAGAAGAAATTACACGTCGTTCTGGTGGTGTAAAACTTCGTGAAGATACAATTCTTTTTATGCTATCTATTAGATTAAAAGATTTATGTAATAAATATGGCGTATTTATTATGTCAGCTACTTAGCTGAATGGTGATTATCAAACAAGTGAAACGCCAGATCAAAACTTACTTCGTGGAGCGAAAGCTATTGCTGATAAAATTGATGCTGGTATGATTCTTCTACCAACTTCATCAGATGATATTGAGAATTTGGCTCAAATATTAACAAATAATGCTTTTGAACGACCTGATTTAAAAATGTCTGTCTATAAGAATCGTCGTGGTAGATATAAAGGTATATATTTATGGTGTAAAGCAGATTTAGGTACTTGTAGAGTTAAACCAATGTTTGCGACTACCTATACATATGAAATCATTCAAATTGATAATTTGAAAATTTTAACAACTGAACCGAGCGCATTTTAACGAGAAAATTAATATGTATACAACTAATGAAATTCCAGAACCAGAATATGAAATTGATTGGGATTTAATAAGATATGATTAAGGAGAAAAAATAAAATGGCAAAAATTAAGAATGTTGAGAATGGATCTAAGACTGTGTCCCCAAAGCTTTTTGAAGGAGATATTGAGTATGAAATGAGCAAGGAAATGGCAAAACAGATTCTTGCTACTCGTAAAGGTACAGACCAGAATATGCATCCACAAGAGTTTCTCTGTAAGGTTGTAAACGAAGATTTTGGTATTAAGGGAAACTGTGTGCGTGTCCTCACCACCTAATGAGAACCTATAAAAAATCCGAGGTCAGAGAAAAATTACAGTTTGAGAATATATTTGAACTGCTTCAAGAGTGGGGAGGAGACCCGGAGTATACAGATTTCGGTATCCTCTCCACTA